ACTAGTGATACGCTAATACTTACCACAAGTCCAACATCAACACAGAGCATCACAGCTACCACAACAACAGCACAGACGACTATTACTATTACTGGTACAGTGGTTCTCAATAACATTATCACAGCGGCAGCAATTACATTGGTAGCAGGTGATATTGTTGAATTTGCGGCTGGCGCAAACGGTATTTCAGCCGGTGTACGTTATTATGTAATAGCTAGCAACTTGTCTGCCGGTGGTTTTAACGTAAGTTTGACCAAAGGCGGCACGGCAGTTATAATTACTGGAACAACGTTAAGCACCACTGCCATAGTTACAAAACTTGATGGCTCAACTGGTGCAATTACAGCAAGTGGTGCAAGTTCAAAGCTAGTTGCTGGAAATGCAATCACTTTCCCTTCTACTGTGAGCGGCGCGGCTCAAGTAACATTTGGTGGAATCGTATTAGGTACAACATATTATGTTATTCAAGTTAGCGGTAACACATTCAGTATTAGTACAAGCCCCACTGGTGTACCATTAACACTTACATCGGGTAGCGGTACTTTGACAGCGAACGAAACAGAAACATCGTTACCTATCACAGGTGTTAATAGTGTTGCTGGATTAGTTTCTGCAATTGGTGCATTACAAACTGGCTTGACAGCCGCCGCTGGCACAGACGGGCAACTTATTTTATATGTAGATGGTACTGTTAACAAAGTTAATGTGACTGGTACAATGCTTACAGCACTGGGAATTGCCAGTGGTGACTATTATGCTCCTGCATTGTCGATTGCACCTCATACCAGTGTTCCAACATTCAAATCAAGTGATAGCTATCCTCGCCCAACAGGATCTATATGGATTAAAACAACAGATGCCAATTTGGGCGCAAGTTACAGTGTATATCAATACAAGACAGCTACTAATTCATTTGCTCCAGTAGATGCTCCTATATATGCAAACTCTCAGTCTGCACTATACAGCTTGGATACAGCAGGCGGTGGCGCCAATCTTGCAGTTGGCAGAAGCTATGTTAAGTTCAACGAAGCAGAATGGACATTCTGGGAAACAGATGCCAATGTTAGTTCAGGAACAACAGTAACCCGTTCTACTCCTGCATTAGCAACATTTAATTTATATACCCGTGCCAATGTGGGTGCTACAACAATTACAAGTCAAATTATTGGAACGACCAGCACAAGCACAACTACTACATTTATAAGTGCAACTGCTTATACATTTAGCATGGTAGAAAGTTTAAAAGGCAGTGCAAGTTTAAGCAGTGCTAAGACAATTAGTTGGTCTGGCACTGGAACAAGTGCTGATGCAACAACTATTTCAGGCTTGATTAATGCGGCTGGATTTGTAAATATTACTTCTAGCGTAAATGCAAGCAATCAATTATTAATTAATCATAAATTAGGCGGTGAAATCCGTTTTGCTAACGGCACAGCATCTCCATTAAATAACTTGTTTACAGCCGGTACAACAGCAAACTTATATGCGGCACCAGCAGGCGAAGCAACTTACACATTTGGTGTAGCAAGTAACTGGAAAGCTGTTTCATTATTTGCATCTGGCTTAACAACTGGCGCAACTCCTCCAGAAACAACCACAGATGACGGAGCAATTTGGTACAACGCCAGCGTTTCAGATGTTGATATTCTTATCAATACTGGTAGTGCATGGACTGGTTATAAAAATGTTGTCACAACAGCAGATGCCAACGGTCCAATTTTAAGTGCTACTAAACCAACAGTGCAAACAGACGGATCTACTGCATTGGTTAATGGTGATATCTGGATCGACACAAGCGATTTAGAAAATTATCCAACAATGTACAAATACAACAGCGTCACTAAGAAATGGGTACAAATTGATACGACTGACCAAACCAGCGAAAATGGTATTGTATTCCAAGATGCTCGCTATGGCACAACTGGCGGAACTGCTACTGTTGCTCCAAGTGGAACTATTGTAGAATTACTAACAAGCACCTTTGTTGACTTTGATTGTCCAGATCCAGCATTGTATCCAAAAGGTATGTTGCTATGGAATACTCGTCGTAGCTCATTTAATGTCAAGCAATTTAAACAAAACCATGTTGATCTCACAGTGCGCAATTTCCGTCAATCTGCTCCAGCTGGTGTTAGCCAAACAACATATTATCCACATCGTTGGGTAAGTATCGCGGCTAATCAAGAAAACGGTGCTGGAACATTTGGTCGTAAAGCCCAACGTGCAATTGTGGTACAAGCAATTCAAGCACTGATCAACTCTAATCAAGCAATTCGCGATGAAGATTCATTGTTATACAACTTGTTAGCTTGCCCAGGATATCCCGAAGCAGTCAACGAACTAATTGCATTGAATTATGACCGTGCATTGGCCAGCTTTATTATTGCCGATGTGCCTGCTCGTTTGTCCAGCGATGCTACCAGTTTAAGCAACTGGGGCAACAATGCCAAGGGTGCTGTAGATAATAATGATGATGGATTAGTAAGCTCAGATCCATATGTTGCTTTCTACTATCCATGGGGATTTACGAGTGATAATTTAGGTAACAGCATTGTTGTTCCGCCAAGCCACATGATGTTGCGCACGTTTGCACTAAGCGATAATGTTAGCTATCCATGGTTTGCACCAGCTGGCACACGCCGCGGTGGAATTACCAATGCAAGTGCTGTGGGTTATGTTGATGCTGATACTGGAGAATTCCAGTCAGTGGCATTAAACAGCGGACAGCGTGACACATTGGCCGCAATCCATGTAAATCCAATCACATTTATTAGTGGTAGTGGATTAGTTGCTTACGGACAGTACACACGCCAATTGGCCGCAAGCAGTTTAGATCGTATCAACGTAGCACGTTTAGTTGTTTACTTACGTAGACAGTTTAGTCAGTTGGCTAAACCCTATGTGTTTGAACCCAATGACACAATTACACGCAACGAAATCAAACAAGCCGCAGAAAGCCTATTGCTAGAATTAGTAGGTCAACGTGCTATCTATGACTACTTGGTAGTTTGCGATACAACTAATAATACACCAGCTCGTATCGATCGTAGCGAATTGTATATTGACGTAGCGATTGAACCAGTAAAAGCGGCAGAATTTATTTACATTCCATTAAGACTTGAGAATACTGGCGCTATCAAAGGTCTTGGACAATAACGGAGAAAACACATGGCAATCGCATCATTAGCTAATTTCACAGTACCATTAGCATCAGACCAAAGCGCAACATCGCAAGGTATGTTGATGCCAAAACTCAAATACAGATTTCGTCTGTCGTTTGAGAACTTTGGCGTTAGTACACCTACAACTGAATTAACTAAACAAGTTATTTCAGCGGCTCGTCCAAATGTACAGTTTGAAGATCAAACTATCCACATCTATAACAGCCAAATTCATTATGCCGGCAAACCAAAGTGGCAAACAATTGCAGTTAAACTACGTGATGACAGCACTGGTGCTGTTAGCAAGTTGGTTGGCGAGCAAATGCAGAAACAGTTTGACTTCTATGAGCAATCAAGTGCGGCCAGTGGTTTGGACTATAAGTTTACACTGCGTATTGAAATGTTGGACGGCGGCAACGGCGGTAGCACTGTTAATGTGCTTGAAACATGGGAATGTTACGGTTGCTATGTTAATCAGATCAACTACGAAGCACTGGATTACAGTCAAAACGGCCCTGCAGAAATATCATTAACTATTACAGTGGATAATTGTATTCAAACTCCAAGCGGTTCAGGAGTTGGATCTTCTACAAGTATCAGGCCAACAGTAGGCGGCACGCTAGCAACTGGCGGCGGTCAATAAACAAAAAACCCGCTAAGGCGGGTTTTTTAATGGCTAAATATTCGTATGGCCAATCAAAACAATAAACTTCTTGCAAATAATTCAAGCACTGCCACTGTGCGTGACTGGCAACATGCCGCACGTATGTTCACGGACAGCAATCAGATATATGGACCAAAACAAAAGTTCCTATTTCATGTTGCATTTCACATTAATAAAAGCGCATTAAAAAACATATCTATTGGAACAACCTACAGTACGCAGATTAACATGCTGGTTAAAAGCATTAGTTTGCCCAAGTTTTCAATTAGCGCAGAAACTGCCAACCAGTACAATCGCAAAAAGAACATACAAAATAAAATAACCTATGATGCTGTCAGTGTGAAATTCCACGATGATAATTTAGGTCTTATTAGCCAGCTGTGGCAAAATTATTACAGTTACTATTACGCAGATCCGGCCAGCGCAGGGATTCCGGGTGCGTTCAATCGTACAGCTATCAAAAAATTTAATTATATTAGAAGCAACTACGGATTAGATAACGGCTCTACTACACCATTCTTTGATTATATTACAATATATCAAATGGCCCAAGGACAATATGTTAGTTACAAACTAATCAATCCTATTTTCACTGCATGGAATCACAATGGCGTAGATTATGCTGGCGGACAAAGTCCGCATGATAACGATGCTACCATAATGTATGAAGCTGTGGAATATGGCAATGGAAAGATCGAACCAGGCAATCCTGAAGGGTTTGCATTACAAAACTACGATCTGACTCCAAGTCCATTATACAACGCCACACAAACAGCCGCCACGATGGCAGATATCAATACCACACCTAGTTTGAACAATATTAACACAATTCCAGATAATAAAAATAGTATTATTAACAATGCAGTTAAGACTGTTAATATATATACCAACAGTAAAACACCCACAACCAACACAAATACTATCTATAACGCGGCCCAAACACAAACTACTAAAAATAATAATCTTAATATTACGTTTCCCACGAATACTACTACTGCTAGCGGAAACACCGCTACTGCTTCTAAAATAGGTGCCAAATGAACGGATCAAACTTACCAATGATAACAGCTACGGACAGCACAGAAGTAGTTAAACAGTTCTTTGACAAGTTTTATCTTCGACCAGTCAGCTTCCCAGCCGCACAAATCGACGCAGTCGTGGCATTTTTTATGAAACGCGAGTTTGATACAGACAGCGCACGAAGCACAGCCATAGTATTATTAAATCAAGCACGTATTGACAACGTGGATGTATTTCAAATTATAGACACTATGAAAAGTTTAACTGATGCGCAAATGAGTCAAGTTGTGGCACAGATTTTGAATTCTTACAGAGAAAATACCAGCTTGTTGGGCTACAGAATTGCCAGCACAGAAAATCCGTTTGAAGCTCGCAACATATTGATATGAGTTTAAATTTTGCCAAAGGCAAATTTGCCATGAGCCAGCCTGAAAAATATGTAGGTCTTAAAAGTCCCACTTATCGCAGTAGTTGGGAATGGAGTTTCATGAAGTTTTGTGATACTAATCTCAGTGTACAAAAGTGGGCCAGCGAAGCTATCAGGATTCCTTATAGAGATCCTCTTACCGGCAAACAAACAGTGTATGTTCCAGATTTTTTCATACAATACGTGGATAAAACTGGCAAAATGATGGTTGAGCTTATAGAAGTCAAACCTGCAAGTCAGATGATTCTAGAACGTGTTGGTAAGAACAAGTACAATCAAGCACAATTTGTTAAGAATCAAGCCAAATGGGCCGCGGCCACAATATGGTGCAAACAGCAAGGCATCAAGTTTCGCGTGTTGAATGAA